AGGCACTGATATAGACCGAGGCGTCTTGGAGGAGTTTTCCCGTCGTATCGGCAAAAATGGGCACGCCGTATTGGCCGGAGCTCGCCGGACCGACTACGTTGCCGGTACCGCCGCCGCCTCCCCCGCCGCCTTTAGGGCGAAAATCAATCCCACCCATTACGTCCTCCGCACTAGGTATTGAACAACGACGCCTTCGCCGTTGGTGTCCGCGTCGATGTACAGATCATTGAGAAGGTACTCGTCGAAACCCTTCGGACTCTCGAGCGCATTTAAGATAAAGGCCTCGCCGGCGGCGAGCGCGTGCCCCTTCGAGGCGCTCACCGTGGAGTCGCCCACGTACACCTTCCCGGAGTTTCCCACCTTCGCTTGAATGACAACGGCATTTGCCGGGAGCGCCGTGGCGCTTAACGGGACCGCGGTACCCGCCGTCGTGACGGTTTTCGATCCCAACGTAGTTAGTTTTGCGGCCACGTGCGTCTCCCTTGGCTAAATGCTTTTTACAACGAGGTACGATCGGCCGTATCCCAACCCAAGACGTGAAGCTGAAACTTCACATCGAGCGCCGAGTTGTCGGTCGTTTTCTTACCGAGGACGCGGACCGCGGTGGTTGAGATTACACTCAATTCCACATAGCCCAACGCCGTCTTACATCCCGACGTCACCACCGGAGCGCGTAAGAAGGGGACCGTAAAGGTGAGCGTCCAATCGCCCGTACCGTTGTCGACGAGCGCCGCTTCGCTTGCGCCTTCGCCGATGGCGGCGGTACCCGTGCCGTCGACTTCAAACGCGATTAATCGGGGGAGTCTCTGGGAGCCTTTGATGGAGCGTTTCATCTTTAAATTGCCTCGTGTCTCAGTTTAGTAAAGCCCTGGTTTTTGGTGAGGGTGGCCCGCCGCCCGGGGGAGACCGGACGGCGGCGCCTATAGAGTATCTTAGCAGTCCCGACGACGATTAAGTCGCCAAGCCTTTGATGCGTCCTTGGAAGGAAGGCACGATGTACGTCTCCAAGTACCCGCCGTAGCGAGCCTCGTAAGCGTCGCCCGAGGTACGCAAGAACACCGTTCCATCATCATCAAACCAACCGAAGTCGGGGCGATGATAAATCTCGATGTAATCATCATTGAGGAAGTACATGCGGTCCGCATCGACAAAGCGATCCGGAAACACGCCGATGGCTCCCTGCGAGCTCATAAACTCAACGCCCTTAAAGGAGACTTTGCCCTTTAGGTCGCTCGAGCGAGGCTCGATCACGTATTGTTTCTGATCTTCGAGGAGATTGAGGAGTTTTCGGTACTGCGTGTAAGACGTCACGATCATTTTCGGCGTCTTGCCGCATTGTTTTTCGATACCGAGCATTACCTCATTCATCATGTCGGTCGTGAGACCGGCCGATGAGGCATCCTTCTGATACGACTGCCACCGGCGCGCGACGTTAACCGCGTACAAGGTGGAGCTCGTCGCATCGCACACGCCCTTTAACCCTTGCGGATCATTGGTGCGGGAGTTTTGCATATAGAGCGAGTGGGTGCCGGCGCCGATCATCGTTAAATCGTCCGAGCCGGAGACTCGAGACAACGTAATGGTGTTGGTGCTAGGCGAGACCGCGGTGATCTCAAATACCGAGCTCAAGGAGTTGACGTTAACGAAATCGCGCTCCTCGAAATTCGCCTCATTCCAGGCGTAAGAGCCCGTGGTGAGGACCGTGACGACGGGAGCCGAAGCCGTACCCGCCTGCGAGCCCGAGAATTGTCCGAGCACACCCGTCGAGTCGTTGAAAAGGGTGCGGCTCATATTGCGCATCCAACTCTCAACGCCTTGCTTTACGACGTGCTTCGTCAATCGGACAAACGCGCCTTCATCATTTTGAGACGCTTTGATCGACTCACGATCGATTTGGACGACGGCGTACATTTTCTTCGCCGTGATTTGCGCGTCCTCAACCGACTGGAAATTGGCCGTGGGCAAAGAGCCCGAGCCAACGCCGCCGATAAAGGAGGTGGGGACGGCAACGTCCATGCGTTTGCCGGTAAACTCGTACGATTTTTTTACTCGTCCGAGAAGTACGTTGTAAGAGTTGTAAACATTGTCCGAGAGTTTGCCGTACTTAATCTTAAAAAGATTAGTTGCGGTCGTTAAGCTCATATTGGCCATAGCCAAAAGCCTCCAACACAAAAGGGTTTAAGTTTAAATCGCCTTTACGTTGTCGATTAGGCTTTGGCGGGGTGGCCAAAACTGATTTGGACTCCGATTGCTCGGGGTATCCGGTCCGTCACATACCCCATTTAGGGTATGTTGACTGCGCGATTACCCTTTAAAGGGTAATGGCTCCCGTTCACTCCAAATCGTCAAACGTCACATATTCTTTTTTCGGGGTGCGTAAGGGTACCGATTTGCCCGCGCGGGCGGGATCGGCCTTTTTCACCTTGCGGCTTAAATTGCGGGCGGCACGCTTACCGTACACTTCACTCGCAATTTGTCGGATATCGTCCTCCGTGAAACCTGGATTTTGCTTCCAGATATCCCGAAGGTCACCGATCGCGCTTTCTCTATTCTCTATCTCCGGCGCAATCTCTTCAAGTACCTTGTTGGCTCCTTGAGTGTATTTAATCGCAAGGTAATACTCTCCCACCAACTCCGGCGTGAGTTTGTCCTCGGGAAACCGGCCGGTGGCGCGCATATCTTGGACGAGCTCGGCGAAGTCGGCCTTTTGCATCCCCGTTTTTTGCAGCACCGTGTTGGTGCGCGTTTCGACGGCGGAGCGAAGCTTTTGGGTTTCGGTTTGCTTCGAGCGCTCCTCGTCCTTGCGCTTGTAATACCCTAACTCGTCCTCGAATTCGGCCGCTTTGCGCTCCTCGGGCGTCAAGTTTTGGAGTTTCTCCGTCGACTCTTGAATGGACTTCTTAAAGTCGGCCCACCCTTTGCGCGGATCCGCACCCAAAATCTCGTACAGGTACTCGATGGCTTCGCGGCCTTTGCCGGCCGTCGCAAGCTGCGTCAATTGGTTGATGGCGCCGTCCACTTCTTTAACGTTCGCTTGGTACGCCTTACGCTCGGTGTCTAGCTCGGTGTATTTGCGAGTCCAATCCGTCTTGCCGGAGTAATTGGTGAGGAGCTCTTGAACGGAAACTTTTTCGAGCTTCCCCCCGATCGGGACTTGAAGCGTCCCGTCGGCCCGCAAGTCCACCATCTGATCCCCCACTTGGACTTTGATGGTTTTGACTTTGCCGGCGGCTTTATCTTTTTGAGCTTGGGCTTTTTTCGCAAGCTCCGTCGAGTCGAGCTCCCCCTCCTCGGGATCATCCGCTCCCTCGTCCGCTTCCGCGTCGGGCTCCTCGCCGGTGGGTGCCTCCTTTGGTTTTCTCCCTCTCTCCATCAACGTTTCAAGCTGATCAAAGTCGACGGCGGTATCGCCCCCCGTCTTTGAGATGGGCTCGACGGCGGTCGCCGTATTCTCGTTAACGTTAATGCTCCCCGTGGAGGCGCCTTCGCCTCCGCCTTGTACCCCTGCCATGTTTACTCTCCCCTTTTAAAAATTATAAATTTGCGTCGACGTCTTGTTGCGGAAGGGCCCCGGGCCGTCCCTGATTAATCGGCGCCATGCCTTGGCCTCCGGCGTCGTCCGGGTTAGCCGGCGCGTCCGGCATTCCAAACGCTGGCCCCGGCGGTGCGCCGTCCGGCGGCGGCATCATCCCCGCGTCCATCGGCGGTGCGCCGGCGTCGCCCGGTCCCGCCGGCATCGGCGGAGGCGGCGGCTCCGGTTTAAAGAGCAATGGGAATTGCTCGAGCTTTGCGACTTCTCCGCCAAAGACGGCGTTGGTTTTCGCTTTTTCGAACATGAGATGCTCGGTCGCCATCAAATGATCTTTGAAACGCTTTTGAATCTCGGGCGGCGTCTTGTGCTTAAACTGGTACTCCATCAATTGCCGCGCGTGCACCCGCCAATGAGCGAGTAAGCCTTCCCACTCCTCGGGAGCCGGGACGACTTGGCCATCGAGCAAGGCATCCGTCTCGGCTTCCGCGGCGCGCGTTGAGACGGTGACCGACGTGATGAATTTTTCGTTTTGCGCGAGATCGATCATATCGAGGACTTGCTCCCCCGATACTTGGTTGGGAAACCGTTCGTTGAGATCGAGAAGGGTTTGCATCCGCGCGGCTTTGCCTTTGGGAAGCGCGGACGTGTCTTGAATTACGACGTCGTACCCGCCTTCAACTTTGGTGGATTGGAGCTTGCTCCCCATCCACGCATTATTTTTCCCACGGATTTTGATGCTTCGCTTGTCGCTCTCGTCGTAAAAATCGTCGCACACGCCGAGCGTCTTGTAGGCGAGTCCCTTACGGAACGCGTTGAGTTTAACCACCTCCTCATTCGCTCGGTCGTCCTCATTCTCGCCTAGGTATTGAAGCGCAATGCCCGCCTTGATGCCTTGCGGTGGCTCTCCTTGTCCAATGGGGCCAAGGCCCGCCTTCTCGAGCGCCTCTTGCTTCAACTCTTGGCGGAATTTAAAAATCTCGGGACTCGTCGGACTTGCTTGCACGAGTTGGGGAGCGACGGGCCCCTTGAAACGGACAATCGTAATATCGTTTCCGAGCTCCGTCACATCGGCCGAGCCGACGGGAAGCATCCACTTCGGATGCGAAACCAAGTACTGGTTTCGGATCGTCATGTTGGTGAGGTTGTTGTACGTGCCGGTAATCCCGCTCGTGTCTTGGAAAAAACTTTGCGCGTGAAGCTCCTCGGGGACGTCGATATCAGTCAAGCGCTCAAAGGGTAAGTCCACTTGCCCGACGGCTCGGTCCTTGTGGGAGTACGGATACTTTTTATTGGAGCAAATTACATCCGGCGTGAAAACAATCCACCGGCCGTCTTGGCATCCACGCATTTTCTTGTGGTACCAGTACACGACTTCCACCATGTTGGGCTCCTCGCGGAGCTCCATCGTCTCGAAGTCGTAAATTTTGATGGGTTTCGAGGATTGGATTTGCGATCCCACCTTCGGATAAAGAAGGCGCGCTAGTTCCACCGGCATTTGCTTTATCTTAAAGGCGTACTCCACCTCCTCGATACGTTTCTTGCGCTGCAAAAGGGAGTCGAACGGCGTCTTTAGCTCATAGCCCACATCCCCGAGGCGTACCTCCTCGTCGATGTACATCGGCTTGCCGTCTGAGTCCTTGATGGGGTTGTCGTCGTCGTCGAGAAGGGGGATTTTCTCATTCTTGCTACGGGCCGCCTCAAAGTCGGGGTGCAATTCGCCCCGGTCCGCGTCCCACTCCGTCCAAAGGTACGCTTCGCCCATGAGCTTCGAGTACCGAATAATCTCTCTCTCAACGTGGTCCTCGTACCCTTGGATGTACCAATGATGATCGATGAGCCTTTGCCGCCATTTGGCCGCGAGCTTGTCTTTGTACTCGTCGTCGTTGGCCGCCATGATGGCGACCGCCGGCTTGTACTTAATGAGGCGCGCGACTTTATCGCGAGTGAGTTGACGGAGCTCGTTGAAAACGACTTTTTCGACTTTGCGCTTGTCCGTTTTCGCGCGGACTTCGTTTCTCGTCTCTTGCGATTGGTATTGCACGCCCTTAAAGAGCGCGAGGTTTCTCTCGATTTGCGAGAAACGGTCTCGGTTGACGCGGCGAAGGTACGAGAGCTCGGACGTAAGCCAACTCAATACTTCTTTTTCGTTGTACCCGTCCTCCTTGGGATCAAGCTTTAGTGTCCACGCCGGGCGATTGGGCTTTTGTTGACTGCCCCCCTCAAGCTCCGAGTCAAAGAGATCAACCGATGCCATTTAGTTTTCCTTTTTTAGGTCAAGTTGTCGAAGGTGGGCCGGCGGAGACTCTCTCGCTCCTCGTCGGTCACCGGAGGGATGGGATCAACTTTATCTGAAACGCCCGTAAAGGGGTTGATGTACGTGACTTGGTGGGTGCTCTTTTGCATCGCCTTTAACTCAATCGCGAGCCATCCGACGGCCGCTCCGAGGCCTAGTAAAAGCGCATCGGTGAATACCACCCAAAACCAAAACATCGAGTCACTTACCAAGGATCGTCCCCCCCATGATCTTCAAACCCCGCATCCCCAATATGCGGGAAGTCGTCACTGATTTTAGCACCTCTAAAGTCCGGATCGTGCTCCTCTCGATACTCCACTTCACTTTTTACGGAGTAATGCGCGGCGCTAAGGATGTACCTAAAATCATCCATGAGATGATCATTTTCTTTAGGGTACTTCCCCGATTTGTCTTTAAAAAAGTTGTCTAATTCCCAGTAAAACCAGACACAACGATCACTCATCACCATCAAATCGGCAAGGAGGATATCTTTGATGAGAGTGAGCCCGGAGTCCTTCGGATGCGACGCCTTTTGCGACGCCTCGAGCGCCTCCTCGAAGTGATCGTACATCTCGTTGTAAAACCACGTGGCCGCCTCGTCGTACCCTTGCCGCCATTCGCCGCGGCTCCACAACTCGTCACGTATCTCAAGCGCGCGCTTACCGATTTGGCGCGTACTCATCTTAGCTTGATCCGTCTCGTAGATCTCATCGAGCATGTACCACCGCTTGGTGTACGGATTGAGCGCCGCAAATAATACAGCGTGGCACGTCGCCCCCGCCGGATCCGCCCACCAATACCATTCGAGCTTTTTCCGGTCTCGCTCAAGCTCGCGCATTACGTCGGCGTGCGGCCGGATGATGCGTCGATCAAGCATCGGAAACACCTTCGCGGCGCCGCCTTTGACGAAACGCCCTTCCCATTCCCGCTCCCATACGTCCCCCTCGCCTCGGGCGTACAACTCCGTTTTTTTGCGGTGGAGGTATTTGCGCCCGATATGAGGATTTTGCCACACGGAGCCTTGGAGAAAAAACTTCTCCGGATCGCGCCGATGCTCCTCGGCCATCTTGGTGTACTCGCAATCGCGGTCCGGCGGCGTCCCAATCCAAATCACCGGCGCCTCGTACACCGCGAGGTTGGGCTCCATCGCTTGCCAAAACTGCGGCCGATGATCTTTGGACTCCTCCATCACGACGAGATGCGGCTGAATACCGCGGTACGCTTCAAAATTGTCCGAGCCGTCGCATTTGATAAAGGAGCCGTTGTTGAAACTTAAGCGAAGCTCCGAGTTGTTGATGCCCGAGCTCCCCGGCCGGAGCCACGCCCTAGGCCCGAAGGTTTGCACCCGTTGGTTGGCCCATACGATCTCCTTACTTTGTTTAAAGTACGGGGAGATGTAATACGTGTGACTCCCGGGATTGAGTTGGCACCACCGCCACAAGCAATAGAGGATGAATTCCGTTTTCCCCCACTTACGGCCGCATTGGATAAAGAGCGAGAGGAGACGACGCGTAAAGAGCGCTCGCCCCGCGATGATTTGCCCGTCGTGCGGCTCCCACGCGCCGTTAAGCGCGCGGATCGTGTCGACGTACGCGAGGACGCGGGGATCGGTGACGAGCTCCGGAGTTTGCGGCATTGATTTAGTTTACTAGATAAACCGCCACGCAAAGAATGAGGCCCACCCAAATCCACGTAAGGATCTCGTCCAAGTCCTCGATCACATCAACCTTCCCACGTCCTTGGTATCAAACTCGAACGTAATCCCGTCGCGGTTAACGAGGCGGACGGCGAGCCCGCTAAAGATGGTGCACCCACCGGGGAGTTGCATCTCATCTCGTAATTGCCATTCGAGCGCGAGCCATTCCTTGGGCCCCAAGCAAATGCCGATGGGTTTAAGGCCCAACACCAAGCAACGGTCCCGAAGCTCGACGATCTCCGAAATTATATCGACGTTAAGGGCGAGCAAAACGTCACCTCCTTGCAAAGTTGGTAATCATCGACGCCGTACGCCCACTCCTCCGGACAATACGGATCGGGCCAAAGCGGCAATCCCATCAACTCGCCGCCGAGGTAAGCGAACATTTTCGGCGAACACACGATCGTGTTCGGGTTGTCCGCAATCCATTTGAGGTACAGATTCAAGCCTTTTTTCTCCACGCAAACCACAAGGGGACTTCTTTAAACACCCACAAATGGCGCATATTGGCCACGTCCACCACATCGGCGTCTTTAGGAAAAACTTCCACGGCGTCAAAATCCCCTCGGCCCACCTCTGATTTGATTTGTTGGAGCTCCTCCCATTTTATCCCGTCACGCCACCTTCCCTTGGCCAAATCGATGGCGGCCCGGCAAATACTAAGCCGCTCGAGTCGCTCATCCTCCTTGAAAATTTGGCATAAGAAGTCGCGCGAGCGCCAAATCTCAATTAGCGGTCTCGTGCTTGCCGCGGCTTGAGCGGCAAACTGATACGCAGGGAGCGGCATCATCCGCCCGGTGTGGAGTTTGTTCTCGGCGTTGAGCGCCCTAGAATACTCGCGAAGCTCCCGCGGGCTCATCTCTCCAATGTTGCCATGCGTGAGCATTCAAAAAGGCCCCTCGTCGGCAAAAGCCTCCTTGTCGATACCGGACTTTGCGGCAACGGCCTTGTCGAGCGCGACGCAATCGTCGTCCTCGCCCCACTCGGCGAGAAACACGGCCAACCTCTCGTACGACTCAAAGACGTATTTGCCTTTGGTGTAGGGCTCTTTGAAAATGCTTTCGCCGGTGACGATAATATTTACCGTAAAGCCGTTGGATACCTTCTCAATGGAGATTTTGCGGTGACTCACGTCGGGCCTCCTTTAAAATTTTTTGGGCATCGATTTTTCGAAACGTGGCTTGAAGCGCGTCAATCTCGTTGCGCGCCAACGCTTGAATTTTCGGAAGTGTCTTTGCGCTCCATCCGGGAGACGCGCGATCAATTGAGTTGAGAAACCCGTCCAATGCCGCTTGCCGGTTTTTTTGGAAGTCCGTTAGCTCGTGCGCCTTCCCGCAGGGGCAAACGAGACGGCGGTCAATCTCCGTGACGAGCACGAGCGCCGAGATGATCGATATAAGTTGGTTGGTATCGAAGGTACTGATCGTCAACTCACTTGGTTTCGCCATGCTCACTCCCTTCGATTGGACACGCCGGTGGATCAACTTCAAAATGTTGGCGCCACAACGCAAAGGCGCAAACAAAGACGACGTAAATCAAAACCCAAATCGCGAGCGTCGACCTCACTTCGGCTTCTCCCCCGCCGGCGGGAGTCCCACGTTGGCGAGCACGTGGCTTGCGGCTTTGGCGAGCGCAAGGTTGGCGATTGTCTTTGGATCAATGCGTTTTAGGATCTCCGGGTAAAGCTCCTTAAAAAGAGCCTCCGCCGCGGCGTCGCTCACCTTCTCGATTAAGGCGATGTTGAGCCCTTCACTAAGCAAAGATTGCATCGAACTAACGTGGATCATGATCGTTAAATCCTCCCCATCGCGGGACGGCGGACGTTGCACCATCTCAACCCGCATATCAAAACGCCGGCGACGGATTGACGCCGGCGCTCCCCTTAATCACCTCGCTCATATCCACTTGGTACGTCGTTGGAGCACGAGGGATGGCACGTTTGAGTACGAGCTTGAATGCCTCGAGGAGCGCATTGCGCTCGGCTTCGAGTCGATCCACGAGCGTACCGCGGTCACGTAATTGCCCGGTCAATTGCTCGGCCCACAATTCGGCCTTCTCGCCCAACGCCTCGGTGGCTTCCAACTCCCGGCGAAGCGCATCGATTTTCTCCCGCGCGGAGCAAAGCTCCGTGCGTTGCATCGAGATGGTGCGGTCTTTGGTGTCTATCTCGTTTTGGAGCTCGTTAATCGTGAGTTGTTGCTTGGCGGTAAATTCCTCCGCCTGATCGAGCGCCAACTCAAGCGCTTGGCATTTTGCTAACGCTTGTGTCCTCGTCTTTGGTTTTGTCTCCATCCCTCTCCCCTTGTTGAATGAGCACATTATTTTGTACGTTAATCGTCACATCAAAAAACTTGTCTCGCACCACCACGTCGCGAAGCTCCTCGAGCGTCACCGGCGGTAAGTCGACGATATCCGTGGGCCGCCCCTGATCCAAGCGACGCAGTTTATCGAAGCTGGTAAGGATTTGCGACGCTTGGACGGCCTCCTCCATCGTGAGCGGCATCGTGAGGCCCGCTCTAAACTCGAATGCCTTTACGATCATCGGCACGCCCACTTGAAAAAGGCGAGCTATGTTGTGCTTCGCCTCCTCCTCGTACACCGAGGCCATGAGCTCGGTGCATTTATTCTCGCGTTGCTTTTTCCACGTGCGCTCCGGAGGTGTTTCCTTTTTGCCGTATATCCACTTGTCGATCGTTTTGGGCGAGAGCTTGGTGGCCTTCGCGATTACGGCCACTGGCTCGTAATCGAAGTAAAGCCGCTTAGCGAGCGCTTTTGTCTCGGCCGGGATACGCGGCGGCATTCATCTCAACCTTACCGGCATCCCGGTGTGGACACCGAGCGCGTTGAGCACGTAAACCAACGCCGCAAAAAAGATGATCCCCATAATCACCGTTTTTATCCACGGATGCACCGGAATGGGCGCCGATTGAATGAGGTAAATTAAAAATCCGATAAAGAGCAAAACTAGAATGAGCGAGATGATGGGCATTTAATCTCCTTTGGGTTTACGAGTCCGTTTTTTTACGATGGGTGGTGGCTCGGACAACGTGACTTGCGGGCCTTCATCATCCCAACTCGTCACGTCCTTTAATTCCGGCGGCACCATTGGTGGTGCTTGGCTAAGGTGGACGCTCAACACAAGCTCCTCCAAAGTCCGCAACGAGGACACGTCTAAGTCCTCAAGCCGAGCCCGCACGTCGGCACGCATTTTCTCTTGGATTAAATTTTCCACCTCGGCTTGGATAAAAGAATACGAGAGCTTTGGCATTCCCGGTTGGGCGTACGCCGTCTCAAGCTCGGTAAGAATACGTTGCAATTGCCATAGCTCTTTAGACGCCATGCTTCATCCCCCCCTAGTTTTCCACCCTGAAACTCCATTGTACCAATGGAGCAAAACCTAAGTCACCTTAACCTTGTGATACAAATGATCCGGCGGCAAGGCTTGCGTCGCGCGCACATGATCCTTCGGATACTCCACGTCGATTACGTACACCGGCACCCGGTGAACGTTGGCCACAACCGTCTCCTCCGGCTTCCAACCCAACGCCGAGCACGCTCCCTCGAACGTTCGCCGATCGTCGTCCTCCATCAACACCGTCGCGCGGGCCCCATCCGCTCGTTGTAAATGCGCCACCAATACCATGTATCCACTCCCCTTTTTTTTTACGACTTACGGTACACCTCCGGGCCGGCGGCCGACAACCCATCCGCCACGGCCTTTACCATTTGATCAAAGTGGATATCCTGGACGGAAAACTTGACCGTCACCTTTCCGTTCCGCCTCCAACTCCAAAAGCCGTGCTTTAACCGCTCGAAGCGTCACCAAATTCCCGTTGGCCTCTCTCATTCTCTCAAGCGCTGGCGCCGCCGCTTCCGGCACCCGTTCGACAAGCTCTATAATCTCCCCTTTCAACGCCAATGCCTCCGGCGATATGGGGAGCGGCGGGCTTACCTCCTTAACCTCGGCGGCGGCTTTAGCCGGCGTCGTCGACTCCACCACCAATCCCTCCTCGTCCACTTCGGCGCCTAACTCCTCGGCCGTGTACACGGTGCCGCTTAGAGCATCCGGAAACATGGCGCGCGCCATCGCCGAGATACACCGCGCCCGGTACATCGCTGCGGGATACGTTTGCCATGGCCCCTTGCCTAGGAGGTTGGCGCGCTTTGCGTCGTCTACGTTAAAGGTAAATCGTGTCCGTTGACCGCCCGGGCGTTGCGCCTCGATGGTGCATCCCTTCTCGTTGGTTTCGATAAAGTCCACCACCGCGTGCGGCACGTTTCTGTAAATCAAGCCCAACATGAGCTCCGCGCTCATCGTCGGCTTACCGTTGATTACCGAGATGCTTGAGAAGGCGTGCATAGGAGCGAGTCCCAACTCCCGGCCTTTAAGCATGATGATTACCGCCTTCTCGGGCGTGTTGATACTCGCCGGCAAGAAACCGGATTTTACCGCCATGGCGCCAAGCTCTTTCATCGTTTGAAGCTCTTGGGCCGTTGGCATTCCATTTTCGCGGGGAGCTAACGCAATCGACGTACTCACAAAAAAGGCCTCCTTGATACAGTGTATCTATTCTGCTAAACACAAGGCGTCAACCGTCAACCGAGGGATGAGGGCGACCGCACGGATATCCCGGCGATAAGGAAAAAGTAGGCCCTTCCCTCCGGTTGGCAAATTCGATCCCACAAGGTACGTTCACGACGTTTTTACAGGAGGACCGCAACATGGGCCGTAAGCAAGCGGCGCGGGGCAAGCTCAAAGCAATCGCTCCCCACGCCAAACCCACCGACACCGATTTTATCCGAGATCGATACATCCACATGCGCGTGAGCAATCGCAAGTACCGCGAGACGTTGAAGCGCGAGGCGAAGGCCGAAGGCCGC